CGGGTTCACTGCCGGAGCAGGAGGGATCGTGGGGCGCTTGGGCTTGGGTGCAGTAGCAGGTGCCTCAGGGGCAGCAGTGGGTGCGGACTCAGCAGCAGCGGATGCCTCGGAGACATTCGGCTTCTGCTCCTGAGGTGCCACTACGATGATGTCGAAGCGGTTCTTATCGAAGTTCATCCAGAAGCGCACGCCGGCGGCGTGCTCGTTTCCGTGGACATTCTCGAGGAACTTCTCCGTGCAGGACTTGATGGCGACCACGAAGTAGCCGGACCCGAGCGGGTCCAGCCAGGCGTGGAGACCATGTCCTGCGAGCCAGTACTCGACCGTTGCAAATGCAAGCTCCACACCTCCGACGCTCTTGGAGCGGCAGGTCTGGCAGCGGCACGTCACCTGGATGAGGTTGTTCTCCTCATCGTAGTGGCAGCGGGCGAAGTTCGGCGTCCAGCACTGCACAATGGCGGTGCTGGTAGTTGACTGCTTGGCAGCAGCCTGGGTGTCCTTGTCCGTGGACTTCTTGTTCTTGTTGACCTGGGTATTACGGGATGTAGTCGCGTTGGAAGACATCGAAAGACTTATAATTTTTAGGACCACTTATACACATTTTTTTTCAATTTTTTTGTTATTTAGAATCAATAGATTCTAAATAAGAAATAAATTAATATTACTTGATATTATCAATTTTTTTGTTAATAAATTGATATTATGTGAACTATGTTCTTATCAATTTTTTTATTGTATTGTTATAGCATAGTCCCTTACTACCTGGTCCATAAAGTAAATCCCATTCCAATAAACACACCCTGCCATTACCATAGATGCTATTATTTGCCGAGTAGATAGTGTATCATAATACTTACTAATATTAACAAGTATAAAGCAAGTAGTCGCAATACACCCCGGACAACGGACCCATATATTTAATAATCTATTGACTCTTTTTTCAGTAGACTTGGCAATATAATTATTCCTAACCAAAAAGAGCAAAGTATAGTCAATCATACCGGGTAATCCATTAATGAAAAACATACTATGTCCAAGTATAGAAGTCTGAGGGAGCATCTCAGTTAGGGGTAAGGCAACCCCTATCATAAGCCCGTGATGGAGCCAATCATCAAATCTCATTTTCTTATAATATACTAGCATATGGTAAAAATGAAGCCCATATATAATGGACTTGGCATTATATATGGTAGTTGTATTATCTAGATGGAATCTCATCAAGTAGCAATCATAGAAATTCTTCCAAGTCAATGATATAATGGCACCATTTGCCAGCATATGATTGGCATAATATCTCCCTTCTACATTATAGTATTCCATCAATTTATCAAATAAAGTAAAACCTATAATACATAGCGTTCCAGTGAAGAACATTATATATAATAATATAAAAAATGTTTATAACATTATCAAGCAATAAATTTCGTAAGAAATAAATTTTGCTAAAAATAAATTTACCAAATTCTCGCTCGTTTAGATGGCTCCAACCACAAATTAGTACTACTGTTAATATTAAACGTATCATAAAATGCATCTACATTGCTTAGAATGGTATTGACACGGAAGCACGCTGGAGAATGTGGGTCACTAGTAAGTCGTTTAATAATTTCCTCCTTCCGAATCTTACAACGCCATATATTGGCATAATTATAAAAAAAAGAAGAATCGTGGTTGTTATTCCCAAAATAGTTCCTCATTGCGCGGAAAGATATTTCAACCCCACCCAAGTCTGCAATATTTTCACCCAGTGTAAGACTCCCATTTACTTTTTCCCCCTCAATGGTAAGATTATCATACATCTTTCTCAATATATCTGTTTTTTCTTTATATTTAATGCTATCTTCTTCGTGCCACCAATCTTTCAAATTACCATCTGCATCAAACATACGACCCATATCGTCAAATCCGTGAGTAATTTCGTGTCCAACAATACAACCAATCCCGCCAAAGTTTCTTGCCATATCATCTCCAAAAAATGGTTCTTGCAGGATACCAGCTGGGAATACAATCTCGTTGAATTCTGGTGAGTAATAGGCATTAATTTCATATGGACTCATAAACCATTTTGATTTATCGACTTGTTTATAAATATCTTTAACCTCTAACAAGAAATCCATTCTGAAACACGCTAAAATATTTTGAAAATAATTATTTGATTCAGATACTTGTAAATCACTATAATCAATCCACTTATCTGGATAACCAACTTTAATATTCATCTTGCTTAATTTTTCTAATGCTTTTGTTTTTGTACTATCAGTCATCCATTCATTTATTGTTAATCTATTTCTAAATTCATCCATAACATAGGATACAAGTGTTAACATACTCTGTTTCTTTGTTTCATCAAAATAACGCGCCACATACATTTTCCCTAATATCATACTCATATTGCTTTCTACAACATTTATAGCACGTTTCCACAATGGTTGCATTGATTTCATTCCGCTTAATGTTTTACCATAAAAATTAAATAAAGTTTCTTCTGCTTCTTCCGAAATATAAGTTCCCATCTTTCTTAAATATAAATAAATGAAATATTGTTTCATTGTTTCTAAATCAACATTAGATAATAATTTATAATAAGCAACAGTGAATTTTGGATTGGTTATATTCACCTTGCCATTTATATTACTATTATTTATTTGTTGAAAAAAGTAAGATACATCTTGATATAGTTCATTACAAAGGACACTTAATGATTCCATATCAAAAACGTTATTCTGGATAGTAGCATCACGCTTTTGAACATTGGTATAAGTATGTTCCGCTAAATATTTTTCTACATTGAAAACATTTTCTGTATCAAATTCAGTATAATCACGGAATAGATTCATATATGTGGTCATAAATTCTTTATATTGTGCTACGGTTGTCGCACGATTTTTATTAAAATAATAATCACGGTCTGGGAGTCCTAATCCACTGCTATAAAGATGGAGAATATTGGTATTACTATCATTCATATCAGATGAAACATTAAAGTTATGCGCCTGGATGATATTATAAAGAGAAAAAACATCAATTACCGTGCGTCTTAATTCTTCCATTGTGGTACAGCTTTTAATCTTTGTTATAACATCAACAGGGACATACGATTGCTTTGTTAATGCTTGTTTATGAAGAATTAGTACTTTATTAAATTCATAATTTGTGGTAGATGTTGATAGCAATTCTTTGATTTTATTATAGTTTTCTTCGTGTAGTTCATTAAATGCATTCCAAGCAGTTTTATCATCTGGGATTTCATTACTGTTAATCCAATGATTGTTAACGTGAAGAAAGAAATCGTGATGGGGCTCGATTGAGTGGTCAATTCTAAAATGGTTTTCAGAATTGCTATGGAAAGGAATTGTCTTTTCAGGGTCCAGATTAAACATATATATGTTATTTTGAAATAATTGTTTAAATAAAATATCTATTTTTCAAAAAGACTAGCTTTTCCGGACAATTCAAAGGATAATTACCCAGATTGGCAATATACTTGAACATATTATTAATTTTTGCATATTTAATATATTGATAATGCCAATTAAAGAGATATATATTAATAATACCATATTGTTTTTTCATTGATAATTTAATGAGATATCTTACCACATCAATATATCTATCCACGCCAGCATATCTAAAGGCAAATTCATTCTCATAATGAATGTTTAATTGAACAATCTTATCTAGGGAAACAAGCCGTTTCACAATAGCTAAATGTCCATTATTACACGCCCATATAAAACCATCATCTATATTTTCTTTTAGAGTCATATATTTAGTCCCGTGTAATGATATCATATAATTTAGAATTTCAAGGTGTCCAAATTCACACGCCTTTGTAAATGCATAATGTAATTTCGCTACTGGATTATTATTTTCAATCATATTTTTAACAATCTCTGGATGTCCATCTACACACGCCCTAATAAATGTATCATCGTCTGACATTATAATATTGATTAATGCTAGGAGTATATTAAATCAATTTTTATTCGTTAAATAAATATATTATCATTCAATAATCTGGTCACATTTTTTACATTATCAAAACCATTGGAGAATTCATTACTATATATTTTAAATGACATATTTATACTACCAATATTATACATATATTTCAATAATATTAAATATGAGTCATAACCATAATTAATATGGTTAATAACAATAAACTGATAATAATTATCTGACGGTAGTTGATATGCAAAAGAAAATTGTTTAATAATAATCTTAAATATATCCAGTTTATTAAGATTAATTAATGTATCTATTATTTCTACGCCAATTATTTCAAAATTCTTAATATCGCTCCGTAGCAAAGTAATTATATTCTTATAATCCCAATTGTGTATTATGTCGTGCATATATATGCTATCGATTGCAAAATATTCTCCATCTTTAATATTTTTACGGATACTATCGATAACTTGGTCAATATGTGCCATTAAATAAATAGTTATATTGATTAAATTAAAAATATATCAATTTTTATGAAACTATCCTTAAGGATAGTTTCATAAAGTTAATCGGTATTGATAGGAAAAATATATTTTTCCTATCCCTCGATCAATTTTTATTTATAAATAAAGGTTAATAGGAAATGATCGGATTTTATATAAAATCCAATCCCACTATCAATTTTTATGAAACTATCCTTAAGGATAGTTTCATAAAGTTAATCGGTATTGATAGGAAAAATATATTTTCCTATCCCTCGATCAATTTTTATTTATTCATAATTACTTTTAATTTGCGAATACAGTTATAAATTAATATCTTGATTTGATTTATTTTATAACTCTTGTAATTATCATATCGTTTTTCATTTATCTTAACCTCGCTCTCATCATCTAATCTATCCCTAATATGTTCTAATTTTTCAATAACTTTCTGGTCTAATTTATTTCTGATATTATTCTCATTCTCCTCGTTAATAATCATTTCAATATTATCGAGATGTAATTCTATTAAATCTGCTATAATATCATTTTTATTTTGCACTATATATTCATCCCCATCGTGGATATATGCATAATCATCGCGTAAATTCTTAATGATAATATTATTTAATTCGGGTTTGTCCTTGTTAAAGTGGGTCATTTTAATTGATTCTTCTATTGATGAAAATTTCTTATTGCATATTTTTATCATATCTTCTTTTGATAATATGGTTGATAAATCCTCCGTACCAAATTTAATAATATAGTTGTTATGAATGGTGCCATTATTAATATTTCCATTATTTATGGTATTATTAATCGTGCCGTTATTTGTTTGAGGTGATGGGGTTGTTTGTGGGGTTGTAATTTGTGCTATTTTTTGCTCTAATTCGGTGATACGGGTTTGCATGGCGTCAAAAGTGCTCTTCCCATCACAGTTCATTTGATGTCGAGATTTGCCTTGTCTGTACTTATAAGTTTTAGGGCAATATTTACATTTATATTTATATTCAGTCGTATTATTAGCTATATTTTCAGATGGTTCATTTTGGTTACACGATGGTTCGGTATGGTGACATTTTGGTGCTTTCATACCTCTATGTTTAATACTCGTATGATTAGATAAAGTTTGTTTAGATGAATATTTTTTATCACAAAATTTGCACTGATGGATGTTAGTACTCATTATAATATAATATATAAAATAAGTTGTCTTTAATATATTTTAAAAATGTTATATAACGATGACGGGTTACGGGCTTATAACGAGGGGGAGTACAGTAAAATGACCCCTATAGGGGTGTAAAACCTAAAATACTTTTGTAAAAATCATATTTTTATAAAATTTATAGTATTTTTATAAAAATATTTTTAAACGAATTTTTTAAAGATTTTTATAAAAAATTGATAATAAATATAAAAAGAGATTATCGTAATTATTAAAATGGACAAAGGATATTTATATGAATTACAAATAAGGGACCATATTATTAATTCATTAAACAAAAAAGCATTTTTATGGAAACATACACCAGAAACAATTCTTATAAATAATGGAATAATTGGTTCGCATAATGAGAATCGAATTAAAAGAAAAGAAAATGTAATAAACCCATTGCAAGATACTGGTATTGATATTATATTTTTGGAAGATGAAACTAAATGTGCACTTGTTCAATGTAAAAATGGTTATATGAAAGGAATTACGATGGAAAACTTAGCAGGATTTATGTGTTGGATGGCAACATTGGATAAATTAAATGGTTATGTTTATTATACTGATAAATTATCAATTAATGTTAAAACATTACCGATAAATAAAAGAATACAATTTATTAAACAGCCATATATAGAAACTAAAATAATAACTGATATAAAATTCAATATAGACCCCGATAAATTAGCATATCAAACAATTGCACAAAATAATGCCAAAGAATACTATATAGATAATAAACACGGGATTATATCTATGCCTTGTGGGACCGGTAAAACATATACATCATATTTAATTTCGCAAATGTTTAAACAAATCATTATTATTAGCCCATTAAAACAATTTGCAAAACAAAATTTAGATAGATATATTGAATATGGATATAAATATAATACAATGTTAATTGACTCAGATGGTTGTCGTGATATTAATATTATTAATGAATTTATTAAAAATAATAATAGATTCATATTGTCCGCGACATATGATAGCGTTGATATGATTTATATGGCACTTGACAATATGCATAAACCATTTTTTATTATTGATGAATTCCATAATTTATCAGAAAATAATGTATTAAATGATAATGATATATTTAATAAGATAATATGTACAAAACACCGGAAATTATTTATGAGTGCGACACCAAGAATTTATGAATTGGAATATACTCGTGATTCATATGATTATATATTCGGTGAAACCATTTATCATATGAGTTTTAATGAAGCAATAAAAATGAATTATATTACAGATTATACTATATGGCTACCATCTATTCACGAGGATTTAAGCGAATTATATAATGAACTTAGTATATATGATATTGATTATACTATTAAAGCGAAATGCGTATATTTATATTCTTGTTTAATTAATAATGGTTCTCGTAAATGTATTATATATTGTGTTGATGTTAAAGAAATAAATGATATGATGACGGCAATGAAAACATTAAATCAATTCTATTATTTGGATTTACATATGGATATGATTACGAGTAATACAACTCATACTAATAGAACAATTATATTAAATCGGTTCGCATCATCTGATAAATTAGAATTATTATTTAGTGTTCGTATTTTGGATGAATGTATAGATATTCCATCATGTGATTCTATTTATATCACTTACCCAACTAAATCAAAAATAAGAACTATTCAAAGGTTATCACGGTGTATTAGAATTGACAGGAACAATAAATATAAACAAGGTAATATATTTATTTGGTGTAATGAATACGAATTAATATTAGAAACATTAGCAGGTATTAAAGAATATGACATTGATTTTGTTCATAAAATAAAAACAAATTGCAATAATCTTTATGGTAAGAAAAATATTGATGATATCGTGATACAAGATAATGAATTAATACAGAACTATATTATTGGTATCAAAGAATTTAAATGTTTGTCGTGGTTTGATAAATTGGAGGAAATTAAACGATATATTGATATGAATGGGAAGAGACCAAATCAAAGAGATACTTATAATGATATAAAAAAGATCGGAAAGTGGTTATTACATCAAATACAAAATTATAAAACCAGAAATAAAATTATGCAAAATGATGATATATATAAAACGTGGTGTGATTTTATTACATCGGATAAATATAAAAAATATTTTATTTCCAATGAGGAAGAATGGTATAATAACCTTGATAAATTAAAAGAATATATAGATACATATAATAAAAGACCAAGTGATAAAGATACCGATATTGATATCAAAAAAATAAAAAGCTGGTTACCAAATCAAATAAAAATTTATAAAAATAGAAAATATATAATGCAAAATGATGATATATATAAAACGTGGTATGATTTTATTACATCGGATAAATATAAAAAATATTTTATTTCCAATGAGGACGAATGGTATAATAATTTAGAGGAAGTTAAAAATTATATTGATATTAACAATAAGAGACCAAATCATAGAGATACCAATACTGATATCAAAAAAATGGGGATGTGGTTACCAAATCAAATAAATAATTATAAAGATAGAAAACAAATAATGCAAAATGATGATATATATAAAACGTGGTATGATTTTATTACATCGGATAAATATAAAAAATATTTTATTTCCAATGAGGAAGAATGGTATAATAA